TCGGGCCGGCCATCATCACGCCGGACACCTCGATGAGGTGGGCCATGAGTCGGCCGTAGAACGTGGTGGGGACGGTGTTGCCACCCGCGGTGGCCGTTCCCTTGAGCAGGTCACGGAAGTTGACGCCGCTGGGGACAGCGATGTCGATGCTGCGCATCTCACCGCGGGCCCAGCGCCGCAGCTCGCTGTCCTTCTTCTCGACGCTGGCCGGGACGGTCTGGGGCTTGGCCAGGAGCCCAGAGAACGCCGCCTCGGCGTCCTTCGCGCGCTGCTCCGCGTCGACCATGGCCTTGACCCGCTCGTCGATGGCGTCGAGGTCGGCGTTGAGGCGCTGGTACTTCTGCTCCTCCTCGCCCTCCCAGGCCCCGCCGCGCTTCTCCGCGGCGTCGAGGAGCTCCTTGGCCTGCTCCCACACGTTGGCGCGGCGCTCCTGCATCCGCTTGATCAGATCGCTCACTGTGCCCTCCTGGGCAAGACGACGACACCCACGACCGGCGGCCGGAGTGTCTGGGTGTGAATGGGGTGTCGAGGTGGGTGTCGCCCTGCCTCAAGGGGTGCGGCGCCTCATGAGCTCGGCGCGCCGCTGCCGCAGCGCCAGCAGCAGGTGGGGGTCGCCCTGCCCGCTTGCCGGCGCCAAGTCGATGACGGTCGCTGGCGGCTTCTCCAGGAAGCGGCGCAGCGCGTTCTCATCCGCCGCCGCCCGGACCTCGTCCAGCTCGGCGCCTGCCTTCTCGGCGAGCGACCGCAAGGAGGTCGAGGTGTCCAGATAGGCGGGGGTGTTCACGGGGGCCACGTCGACCAGGGACCCGGACAGCAGGGTCCGGACGGGGAAGCCCTGGTCGGTCATGCCCCAGTCGTCGGCGAACGTGTAGAACGCGAAGGAAGATCGCCGGACGTCGCCGCGCTGGACGAGCTCGTAGACGTCCTCGCGGGAGGCGGGCACGTCCACGTTGTAGTCCAGGCCGGTGCCGTCGGTGACCAGCCGCAGTGTCCCCGCCTCGCTGGTACCGAGAAGCCGGTTGTCGTCGTGGTTGTAGCGGGCCAGAACCTCCGGCCAGCCGTCCCCCTCGCTCTTGGCGAAGAAGCCGGGGTCGAGCCGCTCCACGAAGCCGCCCAGGTTCCGCGACAGTGTGTTGTACTTCGCGGCGTACCCGCCGATCGTCCTGCTACCGCTGGCCGCGCGGACCTCCACGAGGCCGCGCGTGAACCGGCGTTCCTGCTCGGTCATGGCTGTCCTTCCGGGGCCGTAGGTGCCTGGTAGTGGCCGGTCAGGTTGGCGCCAGCCTGGTTGAGGATCGACCGCGCCTCGTCGGGGCTGAGCATGACGCCGACACCGGGCCCAAGCTTCTGGATCATCTCGACGACGTTGCGGGCCGTGGCCTGGTCGGGGTCAAGGCTGACGGACATCGCCGACGACAGCGGCAGGTAGACCTGCCCCAGACCGTTCGGGAGCGGCGCCTCGTTCTCGATCGCCCGGACCTCGTCACGGTTGCGCCAGCCCTGGTCCAGGGCCATGCCGTGCGCCTCGTACCGCGTCTTCAGGTCGGTACGGATCATCGCGTCCGCATTGAACCGGGTCTCCTCGGCTGGCGGCCGAAGCATGGAGAACGCCTGCTCCAGGCGCGCCAGCCAGGGCCGGACGGTCCACGTCAGCATGTCGATGCTGTTCTGCTCGACCGTGTTGTACGTCAGGGACCCGCCGGTCTCGCCGCCGACCTTCTCGGGCGGGACACCGTAGATCGCAGCAACCTGGTTCGCGGTGGCCTTGATCGTCTCCAGGAACTGGGACTCCTCGGCCGGGACGCTGATGGGCCGGTACTTCACGCCGCCGCCGAGAGCGACGACGTCACGTCCGGCCGCGGCCTCCTTGAACCGGGCCTTCAGGATCTCCGCCGCGTCCTTGGTGACCTCCAGGTCGGTCTCCAGGACCGCCGACGGGGTCGAGCCGTTGGCGAACCAGTCCCGGCCGAACTGCTGGGCCAGCAGCCCGGTGTCCGTCGTCGAGGCGAAGTACGCGATCGGCGACAGGCCGAGGATCTGACCCGGCAGCGTGTACGCCGGGATGTGGAACATCTGCCCGTCGTCCAGGCGCCGACCCTTGTAGTACCAGACCGGGACCGCGGCAAAGTTGTCCGCCACCGTCACGTCATCAGGGTGGAGCCACTCGATCTGCGCTGGCCATCCAGCGGCGTCTACGGCGGTGATCAGACCGTAGGCGTTCCCGCGGAGCGCGAGCGACGTGACCGCCCGGTGCAGCCAGTCGTATCGGGTGCCGACAGCGGCCGGCCTGCTGAACAGGGCGGGCAGCGGCGCCGGTAGGCGCTGCTCTCCTGCCACCATGTAGGACTTCATGGGCAGCGACGCCACCGAGTCGGCCAGGAGCCGTGTAGCGGCGTACACCGGGGCCAGACGTAGCGCCCGCTCCTGCGAGCCGCCACGCAGGATGTTCGGGTCTCCGCCCGACCCCCATACGTCCTGGTACGTGATCGCGCGCTGCTGCCTGCGGCGGAAGGGCCACCACCAGCTCATGCCGATACCCCTCTCACCACACGTTGCTCAGAATGTCCCGGTTGGGCTGTTCCTCGACCTCGGCGCTCAGGCCCCACTTCGCCAGCGTCGCCGCCACCAGCGGGCTGATGTCGACACCGACGCCGCGACGGGCCCAGGCCCACGCGTCGCCCAAAGGCCTCTTCTGCGCCCCTGCCAGGGCCACCGCGAGGGGTGGCGGGTCGTAGTGGCTGATGGACTGGTCGGCGACTGCGTCGTAGAACTGGCCGGTGGCCATGGCGATCTCCCGCGCCTTCGGCTGAACGACCGTGACGCCGAGGGTGTCTTCGAGATCGGGGATCAGCGAGCCGGCCGGGCCGCCGCCGTCTACCACCCAACACCGCGGCTTCCACTTCTCCTGCAGCTGCTTGGCCCGCTCCACAATCCAGCCCATGCCTTGCCGGTGCTCGATGACCTCCAGGTGCGTGCCACCCCTCCACGTACAGGCCACCACGATCGACGCGTAGTCCCGCTCGGGAGTCGCATCGATGGAGAACGCATACGGGCCCACCGGCTTCGCCTTTGCGTCCGCCAGAGCCCTCCAGGCGTCCTCGCCGATGACCTGCCACGTGTCCGTGCCGTCCGACGGGTAGTCGCCCACCCCGAGCCGCTCGCGCAGGTACCCAGCCCGGCTCAGCGTGGCCCGCTCACGTGCGACCTTCTCCAGCGTCAGCCGGTACCCGATGCCCGGGTTGCTCTTCAGCACCGCCTCGTCGCTGTCCCAATCGTCGTGCGCAGTACAGTCCTGCGGGCACTCATCACGGTGCGGATCCGCCGACCACTCCATGTACGCCAGCGACGCATCCGGGGTCCCCGACTCGATCGCAGCCAGCGCACGGCGGCGCAGCCGACCGAGCTGCACCGAGGGGTGGCCGATGCCAGCGCTGCCCGCGTACCAGATCTGAGGGTCCGCAACCGCTGCCATGGTCGGCAGCAGGGCGTCCATCTCGTTGTCGCCGAGGATCATGTCCTCGTCCATCACGTTCAGGTGGCCGGTGAAGCCGCGGCCACTGCCCCTGCTGCGGGCGATGAACCGCAGGAGCTGCCCGCTGTGGAGCTCGATCCCTTCCTCACCCACGGTCTGCCGGTAGTGCTTGACGCGTTTGTGCAGGTCAGGGGTCTGTCGGATCAGGCGCTCAATTCGCTTGAACGCGTTCTTCGCCGTCTTGAACTCGTGCGCCGAGTGGAGGATCAGCTCCTCGCCGCCGATGAACAGGCCCCACAACTCGCGCGCTTCGATCGCGCCACCCTTGCCGTTCTGGCGCGGCACGTTGAACGCCACCTCGAAGGCGGCCCAGCTTCCGTCCGGCTTCTCACCCATGCCCACCCGGAGGATGTGCTCCTGCCACGGGTCGAGGTGCAGGCCAGCACGACGGGCGAGGTCGATCGCCTCCTGCCCAGCTGTGGAGATGGCTGGTGGGGCTGCCTGGATGGGGGGCACCTGCCATCCGTAGACCGTGCCGCTACTCGCTGGCTGCCCGTTCGCGGGCTTCGGCGCGGCGCTTCTCTCGCTGGCGAGCGATGTCATCGACGCTGTCCCCCTCTTCCTGGACGGGCGCGAGCGCGCGGAGGCGAACGAGGAGGGCGTGAAGCTTGTCGGCGAGGACGGCCTGTGCTGTCGGAGCGTCACCGGGTTGCAGTGCATCCATCGCTTCGGCCAACTTGACGGCGGCGGCGGCAAGTCCGGGAGACGTGCTGGTCACGGCCAGGATGTCAAGCTCTGCCCGGACGGAATCTGCGATCACGGGGGCCCCTCACGCACAGTGATGATTACGGAGAGTCGCTATTTACCCGATCTGTCAAACCGGGTGATTAGCGTTGGATTTTGGCCGCACAAAAAATCGGGCGA